TTGACTCAAGTCTATTAAATTCGGATCAAATTTATAGACTGGAGTAAATGGATCAGCAATTGGGGCAGTAGACATTGTGGCATTAAGAAATTCTTGCAGCGTAGGCGCGGGTGCGGCAGCAGGGGTAACGGCAGGGGCAACAGGCAAAGCTGCAGGTGTTACTTCAGCGGTTGTAGGCAAAGCGCCCCCGCTTACGCCTTCTGAAGCAATGTCATCAAGCGACATGCCGCCTGAATCATCGTACATCGTATCAGATAACATGCTATTCATACTCATGTAATAGTCTCTGCAGGTTGGTTCACAATGCCCACCATTGCCATTACCCAGTCTTGCCACGTGTCAAAACTGTAAGGGCTAGGTACTGCCTCATTTGAGAATATGTCAATTGCTTTTAGTCCTGCGGCCCACTCTTTCCAGCCGTCTTCGCCTGAGGGAATCATAAGTTGCTGACCTGCGTAAGCTTCGCACATTAGACTAGCCCAGTCATTCCATGTTTGGAATCGAGGATCATAGATAAGCGGAATAGCCATGTTATTCCTAGTAAGGTCTTACATCACCTGCATTAACTGACAATATCACTTTACCCATCTGGTAAGTACCACCTTGCACGTTACTTGTAAAAGTTAGTCTAATCTCACGCCGTTGTTCACGCATGTCGATCTTACCCGTAGTTGAATCAAACACATATGGATCTGATGTTACATCATCGCTTTGCGCAAATGGGCGACCCGTTACTTGAAAAGTCATTTCGCCTGTCATAATAAAATCAGGCTCAACGCGCTCTAAATGAACCCACACATTGTCACCCATCATCTGCGTTTGTGAAGGACCGCCTGCAACCCATCCAAGATCTGATGTTTGAAATGAGCTTTCAATTGCATTTGACACAGACCCTATTACTTCATCCGTGCCAATCTCATGTTGCCATAGAACAACTTGTCCAGCTACAGTGTAGAAATTAGCAGTTACTGTTGCCGATGCAGTGGCTACAGTTGACAAAGTAACGTCATAATAGTTAACAGTTGCACTAGGCACTATTGCTAAGATAGTAGAGTTAGTTGGCAACCCTGTTGCAACCACTAACTGGCCTGTCGCAATTAAGTTTGTAATAGGCACTTGAATCACAGCAGTTGTCTGAGTAATGATGCTTGATGTAAAGATTAAATCTTGAGTGCTGAGTGTGGCTCCTGCATTAATAGGAAACTTAAACACTTGTGAAAAATAGCCTGCAGTTCGCGTTGCCCCAGAAGCACCGCCTGCATCGTACCAGCAGTTTTCACGAATATTGTAGATCACTGCATCATTGCATTCGGTAGATGTGCCGCTTGGAAAAAACCACCAGATTTCGCCAAACCGTGGCACTTTTTGTACCCATACTTTTTGTCGTTGGGCATAGTTTAAGTTGTCAAAGAAATAGTTTTGGTTAAAGTTATTCGGTATTTCTTTAACAACGCCGTTGTATAACAAAAACCGATCAACGCCGCACCAGTAATAGATGCCGTCATACTCAATAGCAGACTGACTTGACAAAATCGAAGACTGACTAGTAATAATGTCATAGCGCCAGTATTGGTTATTAGCACCACCTATATAAGATACACGGACAAGACTGTCAAGGCTCCAGAACAACCCTGATGGCGCATTTGAACCGCCTCGTACAGGCAAGCCTTGCACAATTTTACCAGATGCTACATTTACTTCATTGGCATCTGCAGATACCCAGTCATTTGTGTTTCCGGCTGCACAATTTCTAATTAGTCCGTTATTACCATAGACAAACACATAGGGGTGAAGAGAAACCACACCGCCTGACACCGACACATTATTGTTAAACGTCAATGTTGAAATGCCTGTAATCGTTGCAGCATTTGATAGTACAACACCAAAGTACTGGCCTATGCTAAACGTAAACCCAGATGTTGTTCTTACTACTGTAGTTACAGCAGGCCCGCCTGAAGTTGCAGACAACGTAAATGTTGTTGTATTGTTAGTTGCTATAATATAGTAAGTAGTGCCTGCAGTAAGCCCAATACTATTTGTTGCAGTAAACGTTAAGCCGCCTAGACCAGTGACAACAGTTGTAATGGCACTTCCACCTATGGTGGCTGACAAAGTAAACGTAGATGTGCCATTTGTAGTAATGATGTAGTATGTTGTATTGCTTGACACACCACTGTATGGAAGCACGTTAATCGTAATGCCTGTTAGCGACCCATAAGTACCTGTAATTGCAGCACCGCCTAATGACGAAGACAGTGTAAAAGTTGATGTGCCATTAGTAGCGACTATATAGTACGTATAGCCAGGAATTAGACCAGCGCCATTTACTACATTAAACGTAAGCCCTGTAAGACTAGCCACTGCTGTTATTAGTGCTTGACCGTCTTGCGCTGTCGATAATGTGAATGTAGACGTGCCATCGGTGGCAATAATGTAATAAGTCGTTTGTGATGCAATGCCTGTAAAGAACACAGCTGAGAATACTAAACCTGTTGTTGTGCCTGCCGTAGTAACAATTGCCGTCCCGCCGTAAGTTGCAGACAATGTAAACGTAGAGACGCCGTCTGTAGTAATAACATAATAGGTTGTGTTGGTGTTAATACCTGTTGCAGTACCCGTAAGAGCGCCAGTGACTTTGATAGGCATACCAATGTATAAGCCGCCATTTGTTAATGCAGGCGTTACAGAGCATTGCCCTGCAATGCCTGTTACTGCAACAGTTGCAATTGTAGTTGCTGCAACAGTGCCTGTTACATACACAGGCTGACCAACAACTAACCCGGTTGTAGCCGTACAAGAAAATGTGCCGCTTAGTCCGGTGACTGCAACACTTGCAAGCGTGTTAGTTCCGTATGCACCTGTTACTGCAACAGGCTGACCTACAGCAAGACCTGTTGTTGCCGTACATGAAAAAGTACCACTAGAGCTTGTAATAGCAGGACTAACAAGAGTATTGGTTGTAGGCGTGCCAGATACTGTAATAGGCTGATTTACATACAACCCGGTTGTTGCCGTACATGAAAATGTGCCACTTGTGCCAGTTACTGCAACGCTTGCAAGTGTGTTAGTGCCTAGCGACCCTGTAGGTGTGACAGTTTGGCCTATAAACAACCCAGGCGTGGCTGTGCATGAGAACGTGCCACTTGTGCTTGTGACTGTTACGCCGGATAGCGCAAATGATGTTAAGTTTGCTGATACAACAGTTGTATTTGCAGGAATACCTGTACCAGTTACTGTCTGACCTGCGCCAATAAGCAAATCTTGACTGGCAAATGTCACCGATGTTGTACTGTTTAAGTAAGCATTGGCATTTGTAAATACACCGATCTGCGACATTGTTGAGCCGCTAATATTGCCAATTAGCACAGGAGTGCTTACTGTAGAGTCAATTAAAGTCAAGTTTTGACCTGGGTGAGCTAACAATGACGCAACGCCTGAACCGCCTACATCATAAAACCCATCAAACTGCCACAGATTGTCAGACGATGCTGTAAAGTTAGTCAAAGAAAAATCAATAGCACCAGATCCAACACCGTTATTGTCAAATGTTAATCGTTGTAGCCCATTGCTATGCCCACTAAAGGCTTGATTAATTGCGTTTGAAGGATTAACCCAGATGCCACGAGAATAGCCAGTTAAGTTTGAAATACGACGATACCCGCCGATTTTGCGAGGTCTACCTCTTTGAAATCTAACCCATTGCCCATCTGTATAAAAGTTTATGTCAAAGACAGTACCGTCCCGTTGAATACCGGGTTGCGTATCAATTGCAAAAACTTTTTCAGTCATTAGAACGTTCCGCCTAAGACACCGCCTGAAAATGTACCAGTTCCGACAATTGCCAAACCAGAAGCAGAAACTGTTGAGCGCAATACACCGAGAATTGCCGTATTAAATTCACCTGAAGCAGCGCGGTAAATCCCTGTTGTTGTTTCTGACGCAAAATTTAACGATGGTGCGCCTACTGACCCATTTGTTAAGCTAACCGTTGATGACCCGGCAAGAATTGTATTGGCGTTATACAAATTAACAGAGTCGCAAACCAAAGTGGCTTGAGTCCCTGCAGTTAAAATAGCAGTGCCGCCAGAACCTGTTGTGATTGTAACGGTGTAAGCGCCTGTTGTTGCATTGACAATATAGTAAACCTGCACTGTTGACGGAATAACGATTGTCACATTACCTGTCAGTGCGCCTGTGTACTTCTGAATAACATTAGAAGCTTCTGAAGCAGTTAAAGTATAAGAGCCTGTTGTCACAGCTTTACTTAATTGCGTAAAAGCAAATTGCGTAGACTTTCCTAGCCCCACAGTGTAAAACTGTGTGCCGCTGCAAACAATGATGCAAGAGTCTGTTGGTTGTAAAACAATTGAAGCAGAACCATTAATTAAATCACCGCTAGTTCCTGTTACTGTTAAAGCGCCTGTCCCGCTGTTGCGTAAGAACATAAACCAATTATCAGCCAATGTTGAAGCCAACGACAAGGTCAGCGTCCCAGCACCACCTGTCCACACATAAGTACTAGAGCGGTCAGTGGTAAGCGCTGTGTAGTTAGAAGAGAAGGTTGTGACTGGCTGGCTTTGGTTAAGCGTCTGACCGATTGCCAGTAAGCCATAACCAGCAAGAGTAGCGGCGTCTGCGCCAGAAGAGCCAATACCAAAGGCAATAATGCCCCACGTTCCTGCGGTGGTAGCATTCGTGACGATGTAGATGTACTGCGCCTCGCCTGCGACAACCGTCGCAATGGTGTTTGCGCCAGTATAGTCTTTGACCGTTACAGCAACAGCGCCGACGTTGCGAATCAAAGCGTCCTGACCGACCGATGCTTGGTTGGCAGGCGGCATCCACAACTCGTTTGCGCTGGAGACGGTAGACACCTCCATGATGCGTGCAGCGGCGTCGTCAGTGGATGTGCCATTAATTGGCCACTCCAACTGCAAATCAGTTGTCAGGATAATGCGGCGATAGGAGACGTCCGTCGGTTGTATAACATTACCAGTGAAAGGGCTTGTATAGCTCATGAGTCAACTCCAATAGCTTGGCGATCAGCAATACGAAGCTTGTCTTCCATTGCAAGCGTTGCCATAATTGCATCATATTGTTGTTGAAAGAATGCAGTTCGTGCATCGTTCTTAAGAAATGGCTGTGCTTGCAGCAAAGAACCGAACAATAGTGCTTGAGGCGCGTACTGTGTAAACCAATTAGACTGATTTGCTGAGTCTAGCGGCTGAGGGCGTTCATAGTAAATAACTTCAAACGCGTATGCTTGGCTTGGTGAAGGCGCAACAAACCAGTGCGTGTAATCATAGTCCGAGTAAAACTGAGGCGCACCTGTTAGTGTTGAATCCGGCCAGTATGTTTTTACGTATTCATATTTTCTAAGAAAAACAGGCTGATACTCTCCACTAACCGTGATCTTCATTGAGACTGTTTTGTGCCATCTGGCAGGCTTGTCAATGATTGGCTGCCCTATTGTCATAGTGCTTTCATTGACAATTAAGTTGCCTAAGAATTTTAGCTGACTTGCAATTATTTGCTCAGTCAGCATAATGAAAGTTGGAATTTTCTGAATTGTAGCTGTGTCAGTACGTTCCAAGTACGACTGAATGTTCTCTACTAGAGAATCATATGTCATTACAACAGCGGTTGCCATTTTATTTCCGCTTTCTAGCCATTGCCATATTGTCCACCAAGTTAGGGTATGTTCTACCTGCTGCTTTAGCTCTTGCTTTTGCTGCCGCTTTTTTCTGTGGCGCCAAGGGCTTTGGTTGTCCGAGTGACTTAGGCCGTGGTTTTTCCCAAACAGGCTTGCTTGATTTCATTTTACACCTCTTTAGTATAAACGTGTACCTTGTTTGTCGATGGTTAGGTTTACGCCAGCATCGTGTCTGCAACAGATTGAACGTGCGCCACTCGATTGAGCCACCCCTTGATAAACCTAGCTTGATCTGGCTTACGCTCAACAATACCCTTGTAAAAGGCTTCTTTAACATTGCTAAATTTCTCAACCAAGTCGGTGCTTGATTTAACTGCTGCAA